TTTGATCGATCAGACGCTTGCGAGACCTTTGTGCGAATCGCTCGTTCATAATTATAATAGGAACGGCGTTGTCCCTACAAACTTTCAACGCTAGAGTGCGGTTCACTGGGCCGCGATACGAAGCAATAGCATTGACGGCTGCAACATTTGTCCTCACACAATTTGCCAAAGCGTACCCGAAACAGCCACCGTTCCTTTCACGCACCGTGTACTGCCTTGGCTCCTCAGAACGCAACTCGTCCGGCAACGATGAGAAATCTGCCCGAGCAATGGCCAGCGCTCTAGTCCACATGTCGAACACGACGACCGGGTCGCCGCCCCACACTTGGCAACGGGCCTCGCAGTATGCTTGGAGACCATGACGTGCCGCTAATGCCTCTATGCGGCAGGCGTCAGCAGATATGCCGGCGTGTTGTATCTGATTGCGTTTGCGATACGCATACTTCAAAATCGTACGTAATGCTTTGTACACAACAGTCCGGTGTGGCAACACAGCCCGACTAATGAAAGTGACGCCATTTTGACGCTGAGATCTCTCTTCCACCTTCCACGTCAGACCAGCATTTGCCTTGCTCTGATCTCTGATGCCACTGCCTCTCCACTCGGGCTCTCTATCCATGGTGACATCGTCACCACTCTGACAGATACGGACATCCTTTAGTCGAGCCACGCTGATCAATGAGCTGAACGCCATTATCTTGTTGATGATCAAAGTCCAAGGGTCACCAGATGCCAAAGCCTTGCTCAAGACAAATTTGAACGGCGACCCCATCATACGCACTCTCCGTTCATCTCTAATTTCCTTTGCGAGAGCTCCTAGACCTTGCTTATCAGCTGCCATTTCAAGGAAAATAGATGCGACAATGATATGTACCGGACGGTGCGACGAGTCTTGTTTCTCGATATCTAGCTCGACGGATGACTCAAAAGTTGCTAAGTAGTCCTCAACCTCTTCCTCTCGGAGACCCACGGGCGAAAGTTTTCCCTTTTGCATTGACCGTGCCCACGCATGCGTCAACGCATCGCAAGTGTCAGCAAAAATTGCCTGTTGTAGATCACTGGCCGAAACCACGCCCTGTGCCTTGAGCTCCGACGGACCATTTTGCATCTCTGAAGGTTTCTTAGCAAACTCGGGCTTTAAGAAAGCAAAGGACAATGTTGAGGCAGCAGTCTCATAATTGGCATACGCCCCATCAATTGCTTGCTGCCTCGTCTGCCTATGAATGGCAGCGCGCCGCGAGTTGTTGATGTGAGCAAAGAAAAGCTTCTTGTCTATGACTTCTTCGAACAACCATTGTACTATGACCTCGGCATCAACGTAATCTTGTGGCCTTGTGCGTACATCAGGCACACTGCGAGTCAATGCCTGCACTTGATCTGCCCCAGGTACATCACGCGGTTGAACCGTGTAATTGTCGAAAGCATCGGAATGAGCAATCCCCTCATCCCTAAAGCTCACGCCAGACACCAGCTCAACGTTCGTGCGAATTTCCGAAGTGGAAAGTGGCTCCCCAGACGAGGTAAAGACCGTTGCTACAGTCACAGGGTCCGTGAGTGGTTGTTCAACCAGGCCTGACTCTATGACATTAGGCTCATGTATGTGTCGCCAAGTTGATTCGCTCTCAGCCCGTACCTCACAGAAGTCCCAAGAGGTACCACCCATGATGACAGTATCCGGTAAGCGCCCATTCACAGACGTGTCGTCGAACCAGCGGAAATTGGTCAGCACAGAAACACCTTCGACCACGAAGACTGTCTTCTTGCGGGCTCTCGTAAAACCAACAGCACAGTGTGAAGCCTGCTCGGCCTGTCCTAGCCAACGTAAGTCCCCACCTAGCGCTCGACCCAAACCGTGTATCACCGAGTACTCTGATCGCCGTCCTTGACACTCATGCACGGTTGCTGCTTTGACGCCGCGTTGCAAGACCATTTCCTTCCCAACTTGAGTACCTTGCATCGCGATGTCACCCTCCCCTGGCAACAATGTGTCATCTGCTGTCAATGTGTAACACATAGCTTCAGCATCCTCTGTTCCACAAAACAGATCCTCCACGAAGGTGTCAGTAACCGTGCTATGCAAATACGTGACAGCAGCATCCCACCCCACAAAAGTTGTCGGAGTGATCATGACGCAAGGTGCGTCGGAAGCAATGAGTTTCAGTTGCGTTGGGGAAAAAACATTCGAGATCTGACGTCTGTCCCCAATAGTCACAACTCCCTTACTACGCGCGTGTCTATTGGCAATGGCTTGCAAGTGTTCTGGATCGAACGCGTAACATTCATCCACGATTACATAACGCGAAGCATATTTAGTCACCAGCGCCTCATGCTGAGTCACCACCGTGGCTCTACGCAGCGGTTCAAGTTTCCCCAAATTTTCCTGCCACTCTTCTTTCAATTCTCGAGTAGGTACCACAACAAGATCGTTCACGGATATCCACGTTCGTGGGACCTTGGACTTCCCGCCCATTGCCAAACCTGTGATATGAGCAAGCCAATTCTTGACTGATGGTTGGGTAAAAAGTGCCTCAGACTTGCGCAGGACATCTGCCACATAGTCTATTCCCGGATTGGCTAGTTGAGCCTGATACCAGGGTACCATAGCTGCGTCATTGCATAACCGAGCACCCAGATCTGCCGCGACAACAGCCTCTATCAAAGCGTGTTGTATTTGTGCGCCTCGAGCATCTGGAGATATGTAATTGGGCCCAGCTAGATTTTCCGCATTGACTGTAGCACCATGTTGCAAGTCCATCAACTTATGTATTGGCGAGAAATCGTACTCGCCATTTGCCTGCGTCAGCCTATGCAACCGGTACTCACCATTCGGGGATGGTAATGAAATCTTTCCAAGCTTAAAACATTCGCGGATGTCTTGGTTGTCGATCGGTCGCAAAGGGATCGGGATCAAGTCAGGAGCGCCACCGAGCGCGAACTGCAAGCCCTTGAAGCTCTCTGGCTCGATGTTCGCCAGCTCCTTCTTGAGCATGTGTATCATCCTGGACTTTTGATTCGCGCTCGCAGCGCGACAGTCATGGTGAAAAGCGCTCAGCAGGACCGACGCCGCCGCACCCCGCCGGACATGTGAGTTGAACTTGCCGAGAAACAGCTTCACCTCAGAAAGAAAATCTGAGTACGGCAATTCTGCATTCAGCTCCAACTCCACAATTTGCTCCTCAGGCAACAAGTTCTTTTCTCGAAATCTCTGCAAATCCACCGCATGATCCACAGAAAACACGTTGAAAAAAGTTTCGACAATGTCAATTGCAGCTGCTTGAAAATCTAAATCTTGCGCATCCTGCACGGCAACCCAGAATTTTGTGAGCTTTTGATTGGACCAATCAAGGTAATCAAGAAAGGCTGTTATTTTCTTCACAGCTTCTTGCTTCCCGGATATCCTAGCTACAGTGATAGTGCAATCAACCAACACCCTAGTGGCATCAATCGAGTACCTCATGCCCAACATCACAGCCACGCCAACCACATCAGCGTAAGAAAATGAAATGGCCCATGACTCTCGGAAGCCATGTTCTATAGCCGTTTGCCACTTGCGTGGTGAAGTGATCCAACCAAACAAAGTGGACCAGGCACTTATAACCACATTGATCAGAGACGCAGGTTCGATCTTAGCGCCAAAATGCTCCTCCATCGCCCGCTCGGACATTTGATCCAACGTCATCTGACCAATGTCCGTACGGTAGATACGCATTAAAGCTTCCATGCTCGACATGGCACCCAAGGCCATGGTGCCGGTAGTTGTGGCCGCAAGAGTAGAAGCAACTGACGAATAGATTGACTTCCGGACTGTCTCCGTGGTAGTCTTTGGCCTCAGTTCCTCAGCGTGGTTTTCAGCCAAAGCATCTTGTACTTCAGAATACACCTCTATCCACGTACCCAGAGCTTGAGCCTCCGTCTCGGAGAGTGTGATACGTGGCGTGACCTGAGTGCCTGATATTGAGTAGGTGACCACAGATTGACGTAATACAATACGGGCGACCATCTTATCCTTTATAGCTTGAGTCCGATAGGTCGCCATGACACGGTCGAACCCCTTCTTCTCCACCAAGACGACCGGGCGCGTCATGTCAGGCATGATAAGACGAATGAAATAATAGTGTTCATACGACGGCAAACAACGAGTAGCCCAACCCCCCGCATTGAGCGTCAAGTTGTGGTATTGAGATGCGTGATCACCAAAAATGATGGTGCGTCGCAGCGAGTGCCCTGCCGCAAACGTCGGTGCAAACAACTGGCGCACCTTCTGCAAGTCTTGCACGTAGTCGCCGCCGTCGTGAAACGAGGATACCACTTTCCCGAAAGCTAGCTCAGTGGTCATCTCAGTAAGCGAATCATACACCTTGCGTCCCATCAACGCGCGCCAATCTATTGAGAATTGTGACAGCGCGTTGAAGACCTCCGCCTTCACCATGAGCTGCACGATCGTACGCGCGTCTATGTTCGGCTCTATGTTAATCATGAGTAGCGAACTAACCTCAAAGCGCTTGAAATGGCCAGCGGCTCGTTGCCAATCATTAGAACGCAAGACGCGCCCCGCCTTGGCAGCCGCATCGCGAACTCCACACGTTGGCATCCTACACTGAGTGCAATGCTTCGTCCTCCTTGAAGTATCCAGTGCGTCCGTGTATTCCCAAATCGCTGCATTCGGGAAAGCATGCATCTCAGCTTTGCTTGGCGATATCAGACCAACTATAGCACCTTGCAACGTCGTGATCGCGTGGTTGAGTGCTGCACGCCTAATAGTCCCTGCTGCCCTGTGCTCTTCAATTCGCGGTGAATATCGCATTGGCCCTATCAGCGCTAGCAACCGATGATATTGCGGAGAGGACGGGGGCACGGACGTCGCAATACCCTCAAAGAAAGCATCAAGCGCGACGGCTGCCCGCTCCTCTGTCGAACCCAAGACCTCCATGCCAGAGAGCAGCACCTTTGAGGCTTCTAAAGCCGAGACGGTGTTCATTGGTCTAGTGATGGCATGACCATGCAACTCTTCCTCATCACCACGAATGCGCCTTTGAGCGTGCAACCCGTGCAATGCTGGTCGACGGGGAAAGATAGGCAATTCCAAAGCAGTCGAGCCTACATAACGACTGAGCTGACCATTGAACTGGCCAGAAATAGGCATGCGTGAAGAAATGTCGCGCGCGAAGTTGGCCAGATTCTCAAAATCCTGTTGCGTGGCACCTACGACATCAGAGAGCGGTACATCAGCAAGAACCAAATCTGAATCGTCCACTGCATGCCAAACACCGTTACCCCTGCCTTCAACATGAAAATCATAACCCCACTCTAAAAGACAAGAAACAGTAGGATAACGCTTGAACGAACGTGGTCCGTGATATGCAAGGTAACAATAACCCTCTACATAAGACAGCAACAAGAAGGCATTATGAATGATCATCAAAATGGCGACCCAGACGGGACACCATTTGAAAGGTAGAAATTGCCAAATGGCCCAAGTAGAGGTTAGAAAACGTGTGATGGCGGTCACGTTTGATTTCGGAGTAGGGGCGACGTAGCACGAGATTTCAATAGACAAAGCTAAAATGATGTTGAACATTTTGAAACGTCGTTTGTAGAGGTAAAGTAGAGGGGTGGACTGGGG